CTGCGTACAGATCCGGTGCGGCATTGCCGATACCGGAAATCAAAGTTACAACCAGGTCAAATCCGGCAGCAAGGATGCTGGGCAGACTCTGCACGATGCCTTTCAGCAAAGTTCCGATCGCTTCGCCCGCCGATGCAAGCATGCTGGGGTATGCGGTTTTTATTCCGTCTACCAGGTTCAAAAGGATGCTCTTGCCTGTGCCAAGCACCTGCGGCAGACCAGACAGCAGTTGATTCACAAAAGAAACCAGCAGCTGCAGCGCCTGGGCAGTCAGACCCGGCAAGGCAGATGCGATACCGCTGACCAGAGTATTGAGCATTTCGCCGCCGGTGGCCAGGATGTCCGGCAGACCGGAGGCAATGGCAGTAAGCATGGAGCCTACGATATCTCCGTCAGTACCCAGAATCTCACCTGCGGCGATATCCAGGCTGCCCCGCAGGCTCGTGATGGTACTGGTGGCCAGCTGCGCCCAGTCGGTAGTCTTGATGGCATTTCCCAGGGATGCCACCAAATTGAAGGCGGCTTCCGCCAGATAAGGTGCAGCAGTTATTACTGCAGTACCGATGCCGGTCACCAGGTCGATGCCTACCTGCAGAAAAGCATCCGCATTTGCAGATGCCATGTTAAGGCCCTGGATGGCCATGGAAAAGGCGCTGCTAAGTACTTCCGGCAGGGTTCCCAGGATGTTTCCCACCATGGGGATCAGGTTGCCCGTCAGAAATGTGAAGACCGTTTCTCCCAAAGCTGTGAGTGAAGGGCCGATATCACGGCCCAGGGAGAGGTTGGCCAGCACATCACTGAAGGCAGCCTTCATGGATGCCATGGAGCCGGAAAGAGTGGTTGCCGCTTCCTTGGCGGTGGTGCCTGTGATGCCCAGCTCACCCTGAATCACATGGATTGCGGAATAGACATCCGACAGATTGCTGATGTCGTATTTAACACCGGTGATCTTCTGGGCGTCTTTCAGCAGGCGCTCCATTTCCGTCTTGGTGCCGCCATAGCCCAGCTTCAGGTTATCCAGCATGGTATAGTTCTGCTTTGCAAAACCCTGGTAGGCGTTCTGGATAGCCTCCATGCTGGTGCCCATCTTGTTGGCGTTGTCCGACATGTCGGTCATGGCCATATCCGCCACAGATGCAGCCTTTTCCGTATCGCCTGCAAGGCCCTGTAAAAGGCTCGCAGAGAAGCCGGTTACCGACTCCATATACTGGTTGGCGGACATGCCGGCGGTCTTGTATGCCTTTTCGGCATTGGCAATGACGGTGGCTGCGCTGTCTTTAAACAGCGTTTCTACACCGCCCAGGCTTTGCTGGAGTGCGCCGCCTGCCTGCAGCGATTCGCCCAGCATTTTTCCAATGCCACCGGCTATGATCAGGCCCTTGGCCTTACTGAGCAGATTGGATGCAAATGAGCTACCCGCATTGTTGCCTGCTGCTCCGGCCTCACCGCCCAGCATACCGGAAAGTTTTCCTTTGATACCTTTCGCTGAAGGGATCACCTGCACATAGGCTTTCGCAATACTACCTGCCATGGCTCACCCCCGTTCTCTTTGCCCATTCGGCCTCAAATTCTTCCGCTGTTTCAAAGCCTTCCACCGGCTTTTCTTCCGGCTCTTCTCCCATAAGGACTCCCAAGACAGAAGTGGGACGGTTTTCTCCCTTTCTTCCGTCTTCACTGTTCATCCAGACCAGCATGGAAAGCCTGTCCACAGTAGCAGCCATCAGCTGCTCCATTCTGGACAGATGCATCCCGGAAAGCTTTTGCTTTATGCGTGAATCTTCCCTCAAACCGACAGAAAGCGTTGCCAGTAAAGATACCGGCAACGCTTTATGGTCAAATATTCCATATACTTCCGCCAGATCGCAGATCAGCGCATCCCGATCCGCGGAGAGCATGCCGGCGAGGGCAATCAGTTTTTTCCCTGCTGATTGCTGCTGAAGATCTCCGCCACTTCCTGCGCAACTGCCATAATAGGCACGTTGCCCTTTTCGGTACGCAGGTGGTCATAGAGCTTCTTCCGCTGCTCAGCGGGCAGGATCATCTTTACGACCTTGGAGATTGCAGCGGGATTCTCATCCGCTTCCATGATGGTGTCCAGCAGTTCCATGCTGTCCAGCACATGATCTTCCAGTTCAAATGCAAAGCCGGATCTTGTCTTACCTCTGATCATAGGTCATTCCTCCTTAACCTGCATTGGCGGTTGCCGCAGCCTTGATATACTCATAATGGTAGTTGCCATCATCATCAGGCTCTGCGGAAATCGTGATGCCGTAGCCAACCGCCTGGTTGCCCTTGTATACGATCTCATCGATGGCAGTGATGGCACCGCAAGGAATTACGATACGCTTCGCTGCGCCGCCCTTCATGGTCATATCGATGACCCAGGCACTGGGTTCCAGTTCCTCTGCAGATACCTTCACGGAGATGCCGGTCACCAGGTCACCTTCCACCTTACCGTCACCGTATACGGTTTTCAGCACTTCGGTGTTCAAGGCCTCGATCATGACAAACTTAAAAGTATCAGGCTTCTCAGTCTGATAGTGCAGCACTTCATCGCCGCCCCAGGCCTTTGCGCTCTCAAAAGAAGGGCTGTTATTGTTGGTAACACCGTCCTCAGAGATATAGCCCAGAGCCTTAAAGGCTGTCTCAAGTGCTGTGGTGGTATCCTTGGGCAGGGTGGTGCCCACCGGCGCACGGAAGGCGGCGCCGCCCTTCTTAGGCTTCGCTGCGGTTACCCGCTTTGCGCTTACAGTTACAGTAGCCATTTCATAGTTCCTTTCAGTAATGATAAATTTCGTATACCGCCTGATAGCGGTACCGCTTGCTTGCGGTATCTGTTAACGGGTAGTCTGCGGCCAGCTCTGCGCTGCTGATTTCGTCCAGAGTGTCCAGCTCATCCAGCACGGCCTTGACCTGCTCATTGAGCATTGCCGCTTCCTCAAGGCTCTGTGCGTAGGCATCGGTTATCAGGTTGGATGCTTCCAGGCCATTCTCCCGGCCTCTTCCGGATCGTTTCAGTACCACATAACTATTTTCAGGGTCAGCAGGCACCTCCATATCCACAGGCACGGAAAGCCTGGCCGACACATAATCAAGAATTATCTTTTCAATCATTGTCGGCCCTCCTGACTGCCTTTGCATTAACGCGGGTGCGACCTACATAGACATCCGCCGTATATTTGACACCGCTGGCCGCTGTCATTTTGGCGGCCTCAGATTCGCAAACGTTTGCGATTTCCTGGGATTTCAGCAGTTCCCGGATTCCTGCGCTGTTCAGTTCCACGATTACTTTAGCCATAGCGTTCCACCCGAATCTTTCTGTCCCAATCAAGCGGGACATTTTGGGTGATGTACTTCTGACAGCAGCCGAAGGTCTTCCACTTATGCCCAAAAAATTCCACGGTCCTGTCTTCCCAAATGTTGGTGTCTTCTTTTGGTATGCTCAGCTCATAGACGGCCTTTTTCCCGCTCAGCTGCAGCTCCGCCACGATATCTTCTGTAGACATCGGAGTAACCAGAACATTATCTACCTTAACAGGCAGTTCCGCGTATTTCGGTCTATGGAATCCGTCTTCTCCTGTTTTTGTTGGTTCGTAGAGAATGACGGTGATTCCCTTAATCAGAGAAGCCATAGATATCACAACCTCCTGCCTTCTGCCGGCGCAGGCCAAGTCTGGCAAGCTCGGAACGCTTGATAAACAATCCACCGCCCGGCACCAGGAATGTGCCGGAGGCACTATAGCCTCCGGCGCTCTGGGACATCTGCGTCATGGGTTCCTGGTCGGTGGAGGTCATCAGCGTTCTGGCAACCACATCAACGGTCACAGATTTGGCAACGGAGGCCATATAAGCATTCTTGGCCACGATTTCATCCAGGTTTTTTCCAACCTTTTCCGCTTCTGCACGCAGGCAGTCAGAGACCAGTTTCAGCAGCTCCTCGCAGCGGTAACCCTCTTCGCCCCTTGGCCTACGCCACAAGGCGATTAGATCATCTAACGTTGCAAAAGGTTCCATATTCCCACCTGACCTTTACGCCGATTTACTCGACAATCACGCGGGAGAATGCATTCTCATCCAGAATTGCCCAGCCGATGTATGCCTCGGCACGGATATAGACCTGATTATGACCCGCCAGATCCTTACCGGTGTTGTCAGGATCACCGTAAGGAATCACGATCATCTTCACATCCTTCGCATAGCCCCACTTAAACATGTTTGCGAAGTCGCCAATAATGGCCATATCCTTGGACTCACCAAAGGAAACGGTGCTGTTGACGCTGGCTGCTACACCGTTAACGGCCTTGGGCTGGCCGCCCCACTTCAGTTCAGGATAGAGCTTTGCACCGTTGGTGCCTTCCAGCTTGCCCAGAGCGGAAGCAAAAGACTTTGCCATTGCAATGCCGGTGACATCGTAATCACCGATCTTCTCCACAGCGTCATCCACGTTGTCATCGCAGGCAGCTGCATCAAATGCAATGGTATTGGTGGTGTTCTTGTCGAAATAGTACTTGATCAGGTTGGATGCCTCGCCGGTGCGGGGATTCACGCCGTGCATGGCCATGATATCCAGGCCACGGGCTGCCTTCTTTGCGAAACCCTCATTGAATGCCTTGAGAATTTCCAGCTTCTTTTCGTCAGAAGCGGTCATAAACTCGTCGGTGACGCGGGCACCGTATTCGATCTTGACGGGCACTACCTTGACAGGTGCAACCGCGATACCGCCGTGGCCCTTTTCCTCACCTTCGCCGATCAGCGCAACCTCATTGTCCATCTGGAAGGTGAACAGGTCGGTGCCGGTAAAAGCTACGGGGATCTGCTCACAAAGAGCAGCCAGAGAGGACTTGCCTCTTACTGCGCTGAATACCTGATTGACGCACTCGGAAGGGAACATGGTTCCCATAGTCTGTACATTACCCATAAATAATTCCTCCTTAAGAATTCATGTTGAGATTCTGCAGCAACTGCTTAAGTGCTGCGTCTTTGTCGTCTCCGACGGGCTGACTGCCATCAAACAGCGGTGCTGTGCCCTTGGCTGCCTTGAAGATCTGGGCCAGGATGTCAGCGTCCTTTGCGATGTCCTCTTCAGTCTCACCTGTGAGACGGGAGGCCATCTGTGCGGGGATGCCCTTCTCCTGTGCGATTCTCATTTTTACCGAGTTGGTCTCGTAGTTCTTGATCCTGGCATTGGCATCTGCCAGCTGCTGGTTTGCGGTGTCCCGTTCGGTGGTCAGTGTCCCGACCTGTTCTTTGAGGGTTTCATAGTCAGCGTACTTGCCGCGCTCTCTTTCAAGGCGGGCGCTGATTGCTGCATCGAATTCCTCCTGCGTGGTGATGGGTTTAAATTCACTCATATTGTTCTCCTCCCACTTTGCCCGGTGGTATCGGGAATTTATTTACTACCGGTTCTCCGGTCAGTATCCTACTGTCTGTTTTTTCTTTTCTTTCTTGGTGCTGCATCTCCAATAAGCCAGGATCATGCTGTCCATAAGGGAGATGTCAGCACCGTCCAGGATGGATTTATAGCCATAGCCGCCATTGGAGCCGATGGCCCGCTTTTCGCAGTTGCTGACGATCTGCACCATGGAAGGCTGTCCCATGTGGCAGATGTCCTTCTGGTAGAGGGCCTGGGCAAAGGCGGCGTTTGCCATGATGATCTCCTTAACAGTTGGCAGCATGGGTGCCTTGAGTTTGCGCTCCTTCATTGCCTTTGCCAGCAGTTCCTGTCCATTGGCACCGTCCACCACAACACTTTCGACCTGCGCTTTTTCCAGGAAGTCAAGTATCCAGCTGTTTCCGGCTCGCATGGAGCGGCAGTCAATGCCCTCAACAAAAATACGGCCATCGTCGGTCTTAACAGCAATGGACATTGCCGCGCTGTCTCCGTCGTGGCCGTATTTGATACCTACGAACAGTTTACCGGTGAGTTTGGGCAGTGCCTCACACTGAAGTTCTTCCCACTCCCGTTTGCTGATCGCGGATTTTTGGTTATATTTGAGCCAAAGGCCCAGGCGCTGGATGTTGAAATCCACTTCATCGCTGCCGATCTCGTCCATGATGGCGCGCTCTGACAGGACTGTACCCAAAGACGGGTTGCACTCATACCATGCCTCTTTGTCTCTGGGATCTGTCATCTCATCGACAGACCACTCGGCCCAATAGGTGTTGATGCTCTCGCCCTGCAGCGCCTGATTCCGCATTTTCATGAATACGGTACCGGCAGAAACCACCGTGGGCGGTGTGCCGCAGAAGACCGTCTGGGGGTTCTTGGAGTCGGTGACCACATACTTGAGGGCGGTCTCCTGGTTGTCGGTGTACTCCTGGGCCTCGTCGATCACAAGCAGATCGAAGCCTTCACCAAGGCCGCCCTGGGACGACCGGGTGCGGAAGTCGATCGTGCCGCCACCCTCCCGGAGGATCACAATGCGCTCAAGGCCCATCTGCTTGGTGTAGGTGAAGTGTTTGTCGTATTTGACGCCTTTCTTCACGCGGGTAACTTCCTCATAGCCAGCGCCCACAAGGCGCTGCACAAGGCGGCGTGAGGCTGCGGTGCTGGTGGTAGTGCGGTGGGCGGTGTGCAGGATCCTCTCCCCGTTTTCCAGGCCCCACATCTCCCGGATCACCACCACCTCATTCTTACCGTTACGGCGGGGAATCTCTTCTCCCACCTTGGTATGCACCCAGAGGCCGTCCTCATTGATGGCCATGATGTCATAAATAAGCAGCTCCTGCCATTCCTGTGCGGTCCGGCCGGAGCTGTTGTAAAGGTCAATTGCTTCGCTGCCCCTGGTCTCGGTGTAGGGCAGCACTATGGACTTTGTAGGGGTCTGCCGCCCTTTCCGGGTTTCAGTCATGGGGCCTCCTTTTTGGTATAAAAAAAGCACGGTGCAAACAGCATCGTGCTTTCAAGGTTTGTAATTTTCACAGAAGGTATTTTGCATCAATATCAAAATCAAGACCGATTTCCGCAAGGTCATATCCTGCGTATGCGTCCCGAATGATGCCAAGGGACTCTGCATATGCAATCAGCTGACCCTGTTCTACCAGGTCTCTTTCCTTTTTTTCGATCAGTTCGTCGGCAGCATCTACAATGCCCTCGACGATTTCCTTTAACAGATTTTTATTCATCGTCCATACCTCGCATCAAACACAGCAAGTTCGATTTCCGCTTGCTCTGCATTCCGTCTCATATCCTTTTCCCATTTTTTCAAAAGGCCCTGCTGGTATCTCGGATCTTTTTTATCCCAATCCAGTACATATTTTTCCGGGTGTTTGATCTTGTCGTCGTGTATTTCGACTTGAGTAACATGGGAAATGATGGACTTTTGCAATTCCTTTTTACTTTTATTCTGGGCATCCAGGAAAACACCAGCATGTCCATGTCTTTTGCCTTCCTTTGCGGCTTTCACTACCGAAGACCTGTCGACCTTCACATACCTGCCAACCGCCGACTGGTATTCTTTCGGTCGGAATACCCCGAGATTGCCCAGCCTGCTGCGCTTCCTTTCTTCCAGAATATCACGCTCATCAGGGGTCGTCAACCTTTTTGTGTGTACATTTTGCCGCCGTCCATCTCCTGGGTCATAATCCGTCTGACAGCGGCAGTTTTCGTGCCTGCGGTAAACATCATCCGGGACATCCGGATAGTCATACTCACCGGCCAGGGTGGTGCACCACTTACAGCACCGGCGCTCTGCCTTGCGGATGATTTTGGGGTTTAGTCCCGCCTTTCCCTGGAATTCCACATTTGCCTTGAGAAAAGCATCCACCACAGACATGCTATAATTGACAACGGGATCTTGCAGCACCCAGGCTACATCATCAAAAGCTTCCGCTTCGCTGATCTTGTCGACAATGCCGTCGATGCGGTCTTCGTTCACCGGAGCGGTCTGGGCCTTCAGCCCGATATTCGCTTTTTTGTTGAGGGCTGTCTGCACTTTCTCGGTGACCTCGGCGATCAGCTGATGATCTTCCTCCAGCATTGGCCGCACTGTGCGATCTGCAATGTTGTAGTACATCTTTCCATCAGGAAGAGATGATGAGGAAAAGCAATTTGCAAATGTTTGGGAAAGTTCGGTGCCTATCTCATAGGCCACTTCCCCGGCCTGGATATAGGTCGCCTTGCCTGCATCCACCAGTTCCATCAGCTGCTGCACATTTTTGTTGAGCCGGAGTCTTTCATGGAAATCCTCTTGCAGCTTCTGCAAAAGCTTGGGGGCGATGTCTTCCATGGCCGCCACCTCTTAACCTTCCGCTTCGATGCCGGTCAGATCCCGCAGGTTTCCGGGGCCAAAGTAGCCGGGCACTGCCTGGTTGATCTTGCCGATACCGTCGCCGATGCCGGAGAGCATAGCAGCGTCCGGTTCGAAAACCGGCTCCCAGGCGGCCTTTGTCAGATACACCTGCTCGCGCTTGTATTCGTAATCATCACGGATGCATGCAGCCAGATAGCCTGCATTGAGGAATCCGCTTCCGAAGGTGCGCTGGGCCTTTCTGGCCAGAAGCCGGAGGTTCTCATGGCTGGCCTTGATGGCCTCCGCGCTGGAGGGGTTGTCTGTTACAAATCCCAGATCATCCATGGTGAGGCCCGTCTCTCCGGCAAAGAGGGATGCAAACATCTTCAACTGCGTAATATGGGGGTCCATATTCTGCTGAGAAAACTGTCCAAGCGTCGGCTTGTCGCCCTCATCATCCTTGGTGAATTTCAGGAAAGAGGATATGGTTGCCCGGAAGTTTTCAAATTCCGTATCCTGAGCCAGACCTGTGATATACTTCTGGGGGAAACTGTAGAACTCCGCTGTTACTTCTGACCGGAGCAGCGTACGCATGGCACCCTGCATCTGATTCATGCACGCCCTCGTAATTCGGGAATGTCCAAAAGGCCGCATTGCATCAGGCCGGTAGATGATCGGCACCAGCAGCGCATAGGGTGCCTTGTGGGTGTCCGTGCGGATGAGCTTCCCGCCCTGGTAATACTCTGTGCGGCCTGCCACAAAATAAGCCTCCAGGATCGGCTCCTTATTCTCATTCCGTTTCAGGACAGCGTAACCCTCATGGAGCATATTGGTGATAGGGTCAATGATGCCGGTAGCGTTACCGCCATCGATGACCTGCATTCTGGGGAAGCCGTCCTCATCCTCGGAAATATATATAAAGCTGCAGCTGGCGATCAGCGCAGATAAAATAGCACTGTCCGGAAGGATATCAGGATTGTTCATCCTGAAGATGGTGTTCAGGTCGAAGTTATCGTCCTTGAACTCCCTGAAGGCCAGCCGGTCAGCCAGATTGTCCACGGCCTTCCCGCACCATCCCATGGTCTGCGCCATCCACATGAACTGAGCCGGGATGATAGTCTGCAGGTATTTGATACCGTTTTTCATGTCGTAGTAGTTGTAACGCATCAGCACCCTGGTTCTCTTCTGAGCCAGCAGCCGCTTGAGGTATTCTTTGCCTTTATAGTCCGCCATATTAGCCTCCTGTGGTTTGAAATAAAGGAACTTCTCAGCGAGAAATATTCGCAGTACGCCTGTTGAAGGTCGGAAGCGGGGTCGGGAGGGGGGTATGCCCCCCTCTTCTGCCCGAAATCAATCACCGCTCAGCGGCCCTTGTAGGCC